GAAGGAAAAGATGGAACGTGTATTGGGTGAGTCAACAGACAATCGTACTGCTGAACAAGTTGCATCTGATATGGGGGAAGTTCCTTTTGATGGTGGAAAACCAGTAGGAGCATCTGATACTATGGACTACTTTGAGAAGTTAGCAACAGCTTAGCCTGTTGGTTTGTCTGAAAATTGATTTTTGGCGGAGGTTTGGTCGAAAGATGTTGCATTAGAAAGAACACGTTCTCCACCTCCGCTTTTCCTACTATTATCAGTTACAGAATTATCTATTATTGTTGGTTGTGCAGCAGCTGCTCTTTCAGCAACTTCTTCTTGTAATCTCTTTATAAGTGCATCTTTATTAATCAAGTCAACATTTTTATTTGCATCCATTTCCAGTAATCTATCTTGAACTTGTGCAAGACCACCTATACCTAATTTATCTACCATTTTACCAAAATCTTCTGTTGACATTACAAATTTATCGCCAGTTCCAATTCCTTTTTTATCTACTAATTCACCACCACTTTTTTCTAATAGATCATCGACATTAAGAGATGCTTTTCTCACTTCTAATTTACTTCCCTGAGAAGGCTCCAACATTTTATCTGTGGTTTCTCTAAGTTCTTCACCAAAAGTAAATTTACCAAACTGTTTAACTTTTCCAAATATACTATTATTCCATTGGTCTACGAACCAATTCATAACATCTTGAACCATCATAACCAAGTCAATCACAAAGAAATCTAGTAAACCTCTAAATGCACCTTTCAGACCATCCATAATTTTTGTACCTAAAGATCTTTCATCCTTGACACCTTCTTTACCCATAAATCCTTGAACAAATCCCCAAACAGCTGCACCTATACCTAATAACCATGTAAGAGGCATTAAGAGAAATCTTAAAGGAGTCAGTAATGCACTTACAACACCTTTGGCTCCAGTTAAAACTTTTGATAATCCAGTAAACCATTTTGCAGATTTCATATTAGTCCAAGCACCACTTATACTACTAGATATATTTCCAAAAAATCCCATAATTTTTGCTATTGGGCCACCTTCTTTTCCTGTACTAAAGAATCCTTTAATCTTATCCCATTTTTCAGTAAAAAATGTACCTACACTAGCCAATTTACCCTCTGGCCCAAAAGCTGCACCAATACTAGCAATAAATTTACCTATAGCAGATTCTTTAGCAGCAGTTTCTAGGAATTTCAAACCTCCTTTTATTGAATTCCAAAAGGTAGCTATTTTTCCTTCTGCACCAAAAATACTTTTAATACCATTCCATAATTTCATCAAAGGGCCTTCTTTAGTAAACTTTAAGTCTACTAATTCTTCAGCAGTTCTTAAAGCTGCAGGAGATTTTGATAACTGACCACCGATACCAAAAAAGTTTTTAATACCATTCCATAATTTCATCAAAGGGCCTGTTTCTCCAAACAATCCAGCAGTTGCCCAAGTTGCTACTTTTCCTACAAGTCCAGCAATCGTTCCACCTAGACCAAAAACTGCTTTAATACCAGACCACAACTTTCTTAATGCTCCCTCCTCACCAAACATTAAAGTTGTTGTCCATTTAGTAACTTTAACTACAAGTCCTCCAATAAGACCACCTACACCAAATATTAATTTTAATGCATTCCATAAGAGTTTTAATGATGATCCAGCAAAATTTGCAATCCATGCTACAGTTTTCCAAGTTGCAACAATCGTTGCAATTCCCCCTATTACACCATTAAATTCAACAAGTGTATCTACTAAAGACAATATAATACTTCCAATAGTAGAACCAGCCATCCATGCTCTTAAATCATTAATCCATGTTGTAATGTTTGCCTGAAAGTTTTCAAAGAACCCTTTTATATCTGTGTATAATTTTTGAAAATCTTGTTTTTGTAACCAACTTAATAACCACCAAAGAGCAACTAATCCTAGACCCTTTAGTAGGGCTCCCATTATATCTTTAGTAGTTTTTGTTAGATTGCTTGCAACATTTTTAATACCTTGCCACCCAGCTCCCATCTTTTCTTTCATTGCATCTTTCATTGCACGCAATGCTCTCAAATCCATACCCTTCAATATACCACTCATATATTTGGAACTAGACTTTATCATATTCAAAGAAGCTGCAATCAATGCTGATTTTTTAGATTCTTCTTTGTCTGCGGTTTTCTTCCAATTATGCTGTTTACCTAAATCAGAACGTGTCTTTTTTGTTTCTTCTTTAACTTCATCCGTTATTGTATTTTGACCTTGCAAAATACCAATAATATTTCCTAATTTAGAATCAGAAGATACTGCGGTTTTTTCTGAGGATATTTGAGATAGGTCTAGATCTTGTTCGGCCATGGTTTATCTTCCTTGTTGTTTTCTGTTATATTCTTCAGTTTTTCTATTTTCTTCTTTAATCCATTCTTCCATTTTGTAGATGTATATATCCCTCTCCCAAGGCAACATATTTTCAATTTCTGTTAAACTCCATTTATGATTATGGATCATCTGGAAAGAATATTCAAAATAGGATTCCAGATTCATATGAGAGAGGGCTACTAGAAAAAAGAGTTCATACCCTCAAGTGTCATTTTGGATTTTACCCCTGTTTTTGGGTTATCTACTTCTATCTCATGTTTAACAGTAGGCATTGTCTGAAAGAAAGTTTGAATTTTTTCAAATTGTTCATGACTTAAACTTTCCAGAAATTCCTGTTTTTCCTTTTTACTATAATCCATTGCATCAAAAGTTTCTTCACCTTGCCATATTTGATACATACAGTCATAAATCATCTCAAACATATTTTCCATTTGTTTAGTCTCATCTCCAGCTTGTATCATATTCACAGCTCCCAAATGTGGGTATGACATAAGAAGTCCAATCTCATCTGTTAATTGGATTCTAGCATCATGTTTTTCATCCATATGAACTTGAATTTTAGTCAAATCAATATCTACTTTGACTTTAGTTTTTTCATCATCTGGACAAGTTATTTGAACTGTCGATACTTCACCGATAGATTTTGCTCGAATCTGTAGAAAAATATATTCTAAATCGAATAATGGCATTTTTTCAACATCAACTGCACCATAACAACATTGTTCGATTAATTTTTTAATGGCACCATAAATTTCATTTTCATTTCCTGTTTCTTGTGCCATTAATAAAAGTTTTTCTTCTTTTACAAGAAATGGTCTGTATTTAATTTCCTCATCTGTTGAGGGAACTTTTAGCCTATATTCAGGGGCATTAATTACTGGTAAAGTCATAATATTCTCACTATTTTAATGTTAAAATTATCCAACTATATTTGAAGCTTTTGATAATGGGCCAGTATTTATTCCTTGACCTATTGCTCCAGTTAATGGGCCAGACAACTCTGGTGGTAAATCTGATATAAATGGAAAACCAGATTTTTCATTTCTAAATTCACCGATTGCCAGATTAATTCTTTGTCTACCCACATTACCCATTTTAAAGGGATTCCATTTGGAGTATTGCCATGTTACATCAAATGTTGCAATTCCACTTGATTCATGTGAAAGTTCAATTCCTCCCACAATGGAAGGCCAACATTCAAATATTTTTACTCCATAATTTTCTCTAAAAACTATTTGTGGAAGTTTTTCAGTTCCATATTGTGTACCAGATCTAGGGCCATCAACTCCTGTTACTTCATTAAGTTTATTTGTAGCTGCTTGTATATTATTACTAAGAGAGGTACTTGCTTTTTGAACTTTTCCAAAAAGAGATGTATCTTCTTCATCTGTATTTAATTTTGCACCTTGTGCCATAGTAGTACGAGTGAATATATCAAATTCTGATATGTATTCATCATAAAAATTAAAATTTCCTGTTTGGTCGTTATAAATTAATTTTTGCCAAGCATCAAAGAAATTCTTAATATGCATTGTTCCATCACAATAAAATGTAGTAGTAAGTGTACCATGAGTTACAGATTGTGGATATGCAAAACTAGCACCATAATGTCTATACAAACCAGCTGTAATATTTTTCTCTGGTATTGTTACTTTACTACAAAAAAGATTAATTTTACTTTCAGATCTTTTTTGTTTATTTTTATCTGACCCTGTAGGATTCCAATCCATACTTGATACTCTCTGAGCAGCCCACCATCTAGATTCAAATTCGTCTGTGGTAGAATTATTCATAATATGTGTTTGCCAATCTAAACTTCCAAATTTAACTTTGCCATAATTTACACCTGCTCTTGCACCATTTTCTTCTTCAGTTTGTTGAGAAATACCTTTAGGTCTTTGGAACGATACTTTAAAATTAACAGGGAGAGTAAATCCTTCTGCCTTTGCAACGACAGTACGGATAGTCTGCATTTCTCCTTTTGCATCTTTTTCAAAATTTGCTCTACCCTTACCATCATCTATAATACCAATTTTTCTAAGGATTCCTTGTCCTCTTTCTTTGGTAATACCACTTACCCTTATATCCTTATTTCCAATTTTAACACCTTTTCTAAAAATTGCCATATTTTTCCTTTTAATTAATTACCATGGCTGTGGCCCTACAAATTTTTGTAGAGGTAATGCAGCTGCATAACTCCAATCATTTCCTGCAATACCATAAAATGGTGATTTTCTGTGTGCAGCTTTATTAATATATCTTTTAATACATTCTTTTGCTGGTTTAAAATCCTTTATAACAGAATAACTTAATTTCATAAAATATTTGTCATTCAATTCTCCTGCAATTCCGTGAGCTTCCATAAGTGCAGTCATTAATTTAATTCTACTTTCAACATTAAGATAATGAATATTAATTCCATAAAAACCATCTGAAAACACATCAAACGGAAACACTAGAGGAAATCTATCCCAATATGGTAATATATTTTTATATTTAGCATCATATTGAAACAGATACATTCTACCAATTTTTGGAGTAAGAAATTCACCTATGTTTCTATCACTCATAAGTTCTTTTCTACCTACTTTGCCAGGAATTGCATACCTAGTTTTTTTAACAATATCTCTAAACCAAGACATTGCATCTTTACTTCTAGCTTTTACTGTTTTTAAAAAGTCTGTTGTTATTTTACTTGCCATGTATATATTTAGTCGTATTAAGGTGATCTTCTGTTATTATTAAAAATTTCCATCCGTTCTTTTTACACACATCCTGTGCAGCTGACCATTTTGCACGATTCCTAGCCCATTCCTTAACTTCATGCATATAGGCTTTAGTAACTCTTTTGGTTGCTCTTGGTGGTTTGGTATATTTCTTTGGTTTAATTTCCACCATGAACTTATCACCATTTTTTGTCCTAATGTAAAAATCGGGAAAATATCTATGTCGTTTACGATCTAAAGGTGACAAATATGGAACTACAAGTTCTTCTGATCCCCACTCTACAATGTCATCATTCTCATCGCAGTAGACCATGAACTTGCGTTCCCACAATGACCTATAAATAATATTGTTAATATCCCCTTTGTATTTTTTTCGATTCGTGGGGTGAAATTTACCCTTGTATGTCATATAAATAATTAAAAAGACTTCACAGGAATATTTATGCAAAATTTTATAGCACAATCTATGAGGAGAATGGGATTGGGCCCCAAGACAAAAGGTGCTGATACTACTCCCCCATCAAGAATATCACATGGAACTGCACCATTGGCACACATGGAAGTTACCGATAAATGGTCATATTCTACACTTCAATATCCTATAGACATTCAATCAAGAACTGATTTAGGACATTACATGATGTTTTATGTTAATGTACCTAATACTGGAAGATCCAAATATAGTAGAGTTGGTGGAGCTGGTTCAGAAAAAGATGCAAATAGAGGTTCAGGAAGGCATTCAGGAACTGGCACAACTTATACTGATAATTTGGGAACTTTATCTTCTGAACAAAAACAATTAATGGGGTTTACTGCTGTATCTGAATCAACAGGAGAAGTTGGAAAATATGATACAAAAGGAAATACTTGGTCGCCTGGACAATCAAATAAAATTATAGATAGACGAGCTCATCAAGGTACTGCATCTAAAGCATTAAACCAAACAGATAGAACAGTTAGAACTTCTGATGCTATAGTTTTGTATATGCCTCCTGCAATAATGCAACAAACTGCTTCATTATGGAAAGATACAGAGTTGGGTGGAAATATTACAGAAGGTGCGGCCAGAATAAAAAATACAGTAGATAGAGCAGGAGAAATTGGAAAAACAGGAGCAGTTCTTGAAGCACTTCCTGGCGTACTTGGACAAATTAAACAAGCAGTAGGTAGAGGAGCTGCAAAAGCAC